GTGCTAAGAATTCCGGTCCCCCTCGCAAGGCGATCGTGGTCGGGATCAGAATGCCGCCATGCCGCTGGTGATTGGCCGGCAACCGCTTGGCGATCTCCTCGCTGATCTCCAACTCGAAACTGTTTTCCGATCTTTGCCCCATGCGCACGTTCACATCGGCCAGGATCGCGTTGCGGATCGAAAACTGTTTTTTCTCGCGCTCCGTGAGATCGATCACGTTGCCCTGGACCGTCACCGGTGTTTGGTTGCGCTGTTCGCGTTCGCGCCGCTTGTCAAAAACCATTTGCCGGAATTCTGCCAGTGTCTTGCCGCCGGCGATCGCATCCCGCGCCACTTCCTGCGCGAGCGTTTCGCCAGGTGCATCGATCACCTTTGCCAGATCCATGATCTCGGTTGCGCGCGCAACCTCCGAAACGATCGCCGGTGCGGTTGGTTGCTCTATGTTTGGTTCCATTGTTGCGGCACCTCTTTCCAAATTATTTGTGGTTGGTGTTGCTGTTGGCGTGGTGGGTGTTGCTGGTGGCGTTGGCACTGCGGCCGGGTGGTCACGGCCAACGCCGGCACCCACCACATCAGCCGCGATCGAAACGGTGGAGATCTCTAACGGTTCCCAACGCGTGGCCGTGTAGGTTTCCGTGTCTTTATCAACCGTGTATTCGTGGACCACGTAGCCCACGGATATTTGCGATCGGATCTCGTCTTTCACATCCTGGAATTCGTCAGCACCCGCGCGGCGTTGGGAAAACTTCACGGTAGCCCGGCAAATGCGATCACCATCAGCGCGCGCTGTGCCGCGGACCACCGCACCCACCTGGTTGCGCGTGTTGTGATCGGCCAGGAGCGCGCCCCCGTTGTTGAGGCGCTCCAACATCACTGACCCTGGATCACAACGCAACACCTCAGTGCCGTACCACCGCTCGATCGGTGTCTCTGAGGCAAACGCCACCTGGACCGTGCGCGCCTCCTCATCGATCGCGCGCTGCTGGTCCACGATCACAAACGTGCGATCCTGGCGCTGCCCGATCAACTCTCGAATGATCTCAGCTTCGCTTTTTTGTGTTGTGTTGGTGCGTGGCGTGGTCACGTTCGCGCAAGTTACTTTGCGCGATCGGTTTTTGTGCAGCCTGTTAGAAGCAAAAAATTTTTAGAACTCAGGCGCCGGCCTGGTCCGTGGCATCGGTTGGTTGGTTTTGAGTGTTGTTGGTTGGTGGTTGTGCCCCTGGTGGTCCGGCCGTGAGGGTGATCCCATACTTTGCCGCCAGCTCCGTTTCCGCTTTCAACGTCTGAAAAATCTCCTCGAGATCTTCCCCTTCATCCGCGGCCACCGCGGTGCGCGTGGTGAATGAGCTGTGAACGCGCAACGCATCAGCCTGGCCATCCTGCAACGGATTTACATAACCCCACCCGCGCGGCAACCAGCGCGCATTGATCACCCGATCAATATCACGCGGCAACACCCCCTCGAGCGCCCCGGCCATCAGTGCAGATCTCAACCAGGGCATATAGACCTCGCGGTGTAGATGTTCGATGATCCACTGTTGCCAGGCTTTCCACACCTCGCGCACTTCCATAATGCCGGCGCGAATGCTCGAGAAATTCACCTCGCGCATATCACTGGCAAAGGTTGAATAATCCACGTCGAAACCCACCGCGATCCCTTTCAGCATGGCCTTGAGAAATTCACCCTCCTGGCCGTTGGGATTTTTCGGATCAAACATCTTCATGTCATAGCCAGGTGGCAACACCGGAAAGATCGCCGGTTCGGCCTCCACCTCCGGTGGGATCGCTTGTTCCTCGCCAAGCGCTGGTGGTTCGTCTGTTTCCGGTGGAATAAGAAAACCCATTTGACAAGCTTCGATCCTCGAGGCAACCACCTTTGCTTCAATGTAGGCGCCCAACTCGCGCAAATTGCGCATGGCCGCGTGCGCGGCCGGCGCCGATCGCGTGGCCGATTCATCATCCAACCAGAACGGCAAATAGATGATCTCCGCGGCCGGCACCCGCACCCGTTCCATTGGTCTACTTTGCGTTTGTGTGAAACCGTATGGTGTCGTGAGGTAGTAAGCCACCGGCCGTTCATCCTGGTCCACCTCCACCGACATTAACACCCGGTTGCCGTTGGCCAATTGCTCGTTATACGTTTCATCCAGGTAAGACACATCGATCAGCTTGAGCGCAAACCCAAAACCATTCGCGGCCGTTACCTTGCGCACCAGGCACTCACCATCGCGGAATAGTTGAGTGACTACCAGGTTTTGCACATCCAACCAGGTGAGTTTTTGCGATACCGTACAGCTCTCTTTATGGCACCACCTGGACCAGGCCGCCTCGATCTGTGCGTTCAATACTGAATCCAGTTCGTCGCCCCCGTTGGTGGCGCGCACCTGTAAGCGGATCCCGCGTGGTCCAACAATGTTCGATCGGCACATGCTCAAAAACTTTTTCATGTAGCCATCATTATGCGCCAGCTCTCGAGCGCGCGCGCGCATGGTGCGCAACCCCTGGCGCAACTCCGCATTGATCGAAGTAACCGGCGCCACCCAATCATTGGTCAAGCGGTTTTGTACTGCGGCCTCAAAGCGCCGTTGCTGCATCGCGCGCCAGTGTTGCGCGCGTTGCCTTTTCAACCTGGCGCGTTCGATCTCGCGGAATGTTGGTAGCTCGAGGTTGAGAGATTGCATTTCTGTTATGGTCCCGGTTCCACTGGCCGCACGTAAACGTTTCTGAAAAACCCTGGTCCACCCGCTTGCCGGCGCTCCTGGTTGACCAACTCTGACAACCGTTTCTCCCACGCTAGCAGATCTTCGAAACTGTATCGTTGCTTCATGCGGTTGGCGATCTGGTACTCCTGCGTATCGCTGGCCGCTTTGGCGCCAAGCGCCACGCGCAACGCACTCAACTGTTTTTCGAGATCGCTTTCTTCGTGGATTAAGAGAGCGTCTAACACCCGCAACACAAAACCACGCCGGCCGGCAATCATGCCGTTGTCGTCTGTGACAGTGTTATAGATCGCATACTCATTGCCGCTGGTGCCGCCACCGATCCGCACGTTGGTGGTTTTGGTGGTCTTGGATTCAGTCACGATCGTGAGATCAGATCCGGTAGGAATCTCCCAGACTGAAGTTTGAATGTTTACGCTTGGCGCCAGGTAGGGTGTCCAATCAAGCGTGTAGCTTCCGGTTGTCGCGGGATCTTTTGTTTGCGTTGGCGCCGGCATTGGCCGCGGATATTAGCCAAGCTGGATCGCTTTTGTGCAGCCTGTTAGAAGCAAAAAAACCGCGCGTGCACTGCCCCACCAAAACGGCACTAACGGTGCTTTGCGAGTTTTTTTTTGCTGGTTGGTTGACAGTAACGGTGCAGCTCGCACGCATATTGCAGGTAGCGAATAAAGGCATCAATCGGCGCCGGCAGTGGTGGTTTGGCCACGTGTTGGCCGCACCGTTGACAGGTGGCCAGGTAAGGATCTGGACCACAAACCACCCAGGTGATTTTCTCGCATTGCGTCATGGATCCTTGATTATCGTGCGCATGCATGCGCCGGTGTCGCCATCATAAAACCGTGTCCACACCCGCACGTGGCCGGCCTCGACCACGATCGCCGCGTCACAATCGATCTGTGCCTCGAGCTGTTGCAGATTGGTGATCGCGTATTCACTGAGCAAACGATCATCAGTGCAGATCCGCACCCACACCCCGCCCGGTGCTTTGCCTGGTGCAATCGTTACCAGGTGCAGATCCGGCCGGTGCAATTCGCTTGTCATTGTGACCAACCTTAGATTGGCGCGCCGGCGATCGCGCGCCGCCACTGGACAATTGTTCATCAGCCCATAACCGCACGCCGGGCACGAATGCCGCTCCTCAGTCATAGGTGAAACAGTCTATCAACCGTGGACAACCGTTACCAGTTACCGACAAAACCACCACCGCGGCCACCACCACCTGGCCGGCGCCGCGGCAACCGCCAGGCGCGTGGCAATCGTTCCGGTGTATTGCCCACACCCTGATCCGTGGCCTCGCGTTTAGTTTGCTGATCGGTTGCCGCGGTTGGCGCTTGCGGTTGCTCCTGGTCTTGTGCCGCGGCCACTCGCTCGAGCAACCGCGCGCGGAGTTTTTCATAGTTCGGCCGCAAAAATTCTTTCACGAAAATGTTATACACGCGGCAATCCCATGCCTCGTTTCGCGCGCCAGCTTTTTTCTTCACCCAACGCCAAACCGAAAACCCCAACCGCACCGCTCGCACGCGATGCTCACTGGTCAGCTGTTTGAAATAATCGTCAGAGTAGATGATCGGGAAGTGGCAGAAACCCGGTCCCGGCACTTCAATGCGCAACGCCGCGGCCGCTTTGTCTTTCGCTTGCTCCGTGCCCACCGTAAACAGTTTGGTGCGTGGTCCAACCAATGAAAACTTTTTCGGCACGATTGGTTTGCCTGGTTTGCTGGCACCAATGATCGCAAACCACCGGCGCCGCTGGTTGGCCTTGCAGAATTTATAGACACCATCAGAACAACCACCGTGCGAGTCGATCGCGCCGGCGCTGATCGTCATGGTCACACCCAATTCATGATCCCATTGCGTCAATAAAAAATCTTCGAACTCACTCCACACCGTGCCGGGATATTTGTTCGGATCACCCCAAAACACGCGATAGTCAATGGACCAGGTTTCATCGCCGGCGCCCCACCCCAATACCTCCACCTCGAGGCGATCCGGGTGCGTGTCTGCCCCAAACGTTAAAAGATCCACGCCGGCCGGCACCGGTGCGTTGTACTCCTCGCGGTGGAAAGATGTTTGCTCCTCGTCTAAGCCCTCGCCCTCCTCCCACAACTCACCCAGGGTGGTGTTGGCCCACACCTGGTACATGGCAAACGATTGCGCGCGTTTGGCCTCCGTCAATTCCGTGGCCATCTCACCCCACCGCATAAATGGTGAATAGGTGCCAAGCGCTTTGAAACCCGCGCGGCCGCGAAACTCCGCATGCGCGCGCCACTCATATGCGGCCAACATTTCCTCTTTTTCATCTTCGCCGGCGAGCGCTTTGCAGCTCGGACATTCAAACACCGCTTCAGCTGGTGCCAGGTTGAATTCTGACCATTTGATTGTGTACCACTCGAGCTGTTGGAATTCGCCGCACTGTAAGCACGGCACGTACAGGTGGCGCTGGTCTGAATCGTTGAAAGCTTTTTCAATGCGGGATTGGCCTTTGATGGTTGGCGAGCTGGTCATAAGGACCAGGGCATCACCGGCCGCGCGATAGTTCCTGGTCCTCACCCTGGCCAGCGCTACCGGATCACCCTCCGCGCCGGCCGAAACGGGAAAACGATCAACTTCATCCAGGAGCAGGACCCGTATATCTTCCGCGGCCAACCCCACCGGTGAATTGGCACCCACGATCGAGATATGCCCACCCATGAAAGTTTTATGTAACAGAGTGTTGCCAGAGTCGCGCGCGCGTGGATCGTCAACCAGATCTCGCAGTGTTGGCGTTTCCCGGATCATTGCCGCCAGGCGATCGCGGGAATATTTTTCAGCCATTTCTAACGTTGGTTGGACCACCATGATCGGGCAGGGATCGATCGCCATGAAATAGCCCACCACGTTGTTTAGCACCCCTTCGGTTTTGCCAACTCTCGAGCTGGACCACAAAACGATCTCCTGGACCAACGGATCCGTGGCGCACTCCAGGATCTCTTTGAGATACGGCACGCGCGCGGTGCGCCACTTGCTGCCTATGTCTGGACCCTGCGAAACGTAACGGTAACTCTCAGCCCATTGGTAAACGGTGAGATCAGCATCAGGAATTGCGGCGCGTAACGCCTCCGCAAATATCCTTTCGATCACTGGTCCAACCATTGGAAAAATTATTGCTCGAGAGGTGTCCAGGCAATCACGCGAAACGTGCCAAACTGACCACGCTTTTCTGGTCTGAAGTCTCCGATCCCTTGCTGCAACCCCGCCTCATTTAATAATTGGTGCACAAAATCCTCCGGTAAAATTTCGTCATTGATCGACAATGAAAATTGAGCAGACCAACAATCGAAACGTGGTCTATGTCGCATGATCTTGCCCTTCGTGCTAGGGATCGTGACCGGTCTTGAATCCACTTCAAACTCTTTTGCTAAACTTTGCCCGTCACCATTGCGGATCAAGATCTCTAATTCATTCACGCGCACCGCGGCCGGCACCACATAGCGCACTGATTTGCGCGATCCCTTCATCTTGTGATTGGCACCCGCACCGCACAAACTGCCAAAAACCCAGGTGCCGGGAAAATAAAATTCTCCACACTTGTTTTTGTAAACCACCGCTTCAGCTTCTTCACGTGGTAAGCGCCGCGCGATCGTTACCTGGCGCGCCGCTTTGCCGCTATCGGTTTCCGCTTGCTCGCTAAACCGGTGTTGCAACATCGGATTGATCCCCTGGATCGTTACATTGATCGTTTTCATTTCTTGCCCCTCCTCCAAAAGTTTTGAAACCTCAACCCTACCCAACCACGCCGAGCCTTACCCGACCTGGCCCTGCCCGACCATGCCATGCCGTACCAAACCGGACCCTGCCACAACCATGCCCGGCCGAACCCGGCCGCACCCTGCCAAACCCTGCCGGACCATAGACCACGCCGCTCCTCACCGCGCCCGTGCCAACCTCACCCATCCCCACCTCACCGTGCCGCGCCACGGTCCCGCCACGCCTTGCCACGCCATTGCCTTGCCGAACCGAACCCTGCCAAACCCGGCCGAACCTAACCCCACCAAACCATGCCCTGCCTGGCCCCACCAGACCGTGCCCCGCCGCACCTCACCGCACCGCGGCCCGATCCGGTTTTTATAAAATGTCGGGAAAGTCGTTTTTTAGATCGCTAAAGATCAGCGCAAAATCGTGCGCCATGATCCGTTCCAGATCGGTGGTAGTTTTCGCGCGAAACAAGCGACCGCGCGCGTCTCGAGCGTAACGCGAAAACCTTTGGTGCATGGCTTTGACCAGCACGAAAGCTTGTTCTCGCAACTCTGCCACCGGCGCCAGCTCGCCGCGTTCCCGTTGCAGCTTGAGGAGAATCCGCGCGGCCTCCGCGGTGGTTTTTTGCGTGCGC